GCATGTACATTAGTGGAGGTAATTTTTAATGTCTAATACGATTCGTATTAAGAGGAGGGCTACTGGTTTAGGGGGAGCACCTTCAAGTTTAAAGAACGCAGAACTTGCATTCAATGAAGTCGATAATGTTCTGTATTATGGTACCGGAACAGATGTCAATGGTGATGCAAATACTGTTATTTCAATTGGTGGTACCGGTGCTTTTGTATCACTTTCGGATAACCAGACTGTAACTGGAGATAAAACTTTTAGTGGCACTATTGCTTTGGGTTCAAGTGCAACTGCTGCAACAAAATCTCAGAGCGATAACTCTACTTCTGTAGCAACTACTGCTTACGTTGATGCTGCTATTGCTGGTGTTGGTGGAACCTTGACTGTTGCTGCGGATAGCGGTTCCGCTGATGGTGTGGTTGTTGGTACTGATACTTTGACTTTTGCTGGTGATACTGGTATCACAACCACTGTTTCTAATAATCAAATCTCTATTGATCTTGATGACACTGCTGTCACTGCGGATAGTTATGGTTCCGCTTCTTCTGTTGCCACATTTACTGTTGATGGTCAAGGTCGCCTTACTGCCGCTTCTGATACGAGTATTGCTATTACCACTTCTGCTGTTTCGGGCCTACAGGAATACATTGAAGATATTGCTTCTACAATGATTACTGGTGCAACTCATTCTGGTATCGCTGCCACTTACGACGACAATGCCGGAACTCTTGCTCTCAATGTTGATGATTTTACATTGACTCTTGCAGGTGATTTGAGCGGTAGTGCAACTGTTACTAATCTTGGTAACGCGACTCTTACAGCCACTATTGCCCCCGATTCAGTTGCTCTTGGTACTGACACCACCGGTAACTATATGGCTGACGTTTCTGCTGGAACTGGTATATCAGTTTCGCATGTTGCTGGTGAAGGTTCTACTGCAACTATTACAAACTCTGGTGTAACGTCTATTTCTGGCACCACAAATAAGATTGATGTTAGCGCATCTACTGGTGCTGTAACTGTCACTCTGCCAGACAGTGTTAGTTTAACACAAGATTTAACAGTTGGTCGTAATCTTACTGTTACTGGCGACTTAACTGTTAATGGTAGCACTGTTACTGTTAATGCTTCAACTCTTGTTGTTGAAGACAAAAACATTGTTCTTGCAAATACAGCTTCTCCATCTGACGCTTCTGCTGACGGTGGAGGTCTTACAATTCTTGGTACTTCTAATCACACTTTTAACTGGCTGAATGCTACTGATGCTTGGACTTCTTCTGAGCATATGGATCTTGCAAGTGGTAAAGAATTCCGTATTAACGGAACTAAAGTTTTAGATTCTAGTGAACTTGGTTCTGGTATTACTGCTTCAAGCCTTACAAGTGTTGGAACAATTTCCACCGGCGTCTGGCAGGGAACTGCTGTTGCTGTTGCTTACGGTGGTACGGGTGCAACTGATGCTGCTAATGCTAGAAACAACTTAGGACTTGCAATTGGTACTCATGTTCAAGCTTACAGTGTAGATCTTACAGCTATTGCTGGATTAACTTCTGCTGCTGATAGTTTGCCTTATTATACAGGTAGTGGAACTGCTGCTCTTGCAACTTTTACTGCTTTTGGTCGCTCTCTCGTTGATGATGCCGATGCGGCTGCTGGAAGAACAACTCTTGGTTTAGGAACTATGGCTGTTCAGGCCGCTAGTAGCGTTGCTATCACTGGCGGGACTATTGATAATGTAACGTTTGACGGAGGAACTTTCTGAGGTAATTAGATGGCTAACACGATCAAAATAAAAAGATCTGCAACACAGTTTGATACCCCAGCCGATCTGGAGTACGGTGAACTTGCCATAAATTACTATGATGGTTTTTTGTTCTATAAAGACACAAACGGTGATATTCAATACTTTATTGCGGACACTGGATATTATGCAAGTCAAAGTTCATCTCCGTCATCGACTGATAATGAAATCCTTCAGTGGATGGGAATTTAATTTATACAAAATAAACATTTTTGTGGTATCCTTGGTTTACTATGGAAGATTTTAACCTGTCGTTTCCCATTGACATGATCAAAAGGGAACAACGTATTGTCGTAGGCATCGCCACGGCTGATAATGTTGATAAGGCTGGTGATCTGATTGAGTTCGGCGCTTCAATGGAGGCGTTTAAGAACTGGACTGGAAATATTCGTGAGATGCACGCACCGATTGCTGTCGGTAAAGCTATCAAGTATGAGCCGGTAAAGATCACTGGTTCTGATGGTGAAAGTTATAATGCTATTAAAGTAGAAGCATATATTTCTAAAGGTGCTCAAGATACTTGGGAAAAGGTTCTTGATGGCACCCTTCGTTCTTTTTCTGTAGGCGGCAAGATTCTTGAGAAGTCTATTGACACCGAGAAGATGTTTAGAGGCCGTCCAGTAAGTGTAATCAAAAAGTATGAACTTGGTGAGTTGAGTCTTGTAGACAACCCCGGCAATGCTGAGGCTGTCATTGATATTGTAAAGCGTGACTCCTCTACAGATGAACTTGATTACATTCTTAAGATTGACTGTGCTGATATTAATCTGACTATTCCTAAGTCGGTGCAGAGAATGGCCCAAGTCGGGCTTGATCAAAGAAGAGAGCATGGTCGTGGAGGGACGAGTGTAGGTCTAGGGTCCGCCCGTAGGCTTGCAAGAGGAGGCTCTGTCTCTCCAGAATTCGTTAGAAAGGTTGCTCGTTATTTCCCAAGACATGCTGTTGACCTTAGGGCTACAGGTGCAGATCCGGGTGATAAGGGCTATCCTTCTAATGGCAGGATTGCTTGGAACCTTTGGGGTGGAACTCCTGGTTGGGTCTGGGCAAGATCAAAGGTCCGTCAACTAGACAACTGTACTAGGAAGTTTGACGAGATCGACTTTGAAAAAGAAATTGCATGTTCATGCGGTTGCGGGACTTGTAATGATGATATGATTAAGGAGTTCACCGATATGGATAAACTATTGGAACAAGTTCTTAATGAAGAGGGTCAAACCTTGGAAGACGTAGAGAAGACTTTGCAGATTGATGAAAATTATGCTAAGGTATCTCAGATGGATACGTCTGCCGATGTTAAACTTTCTTTGTTAAAGAGATTCGTCAACTGGCTCACAGTTGAGGATGAGGCAGTCGTAGAAAAGTCTGTCGATATTGAAGCAGCTTCAACTGAATCTGAGGTTGAAGCGGATAAAGATCAAATGGAGGATCAAATGGATATTGAAATTCTAAAGGATGCTCTTAACTCTGTATTCGATCAGAAGATGACCGAGTTCGCCGCTTCTCTAAAGGAAGAGGTTGAGGCTTCGGTTGATTCGAAGATCGAGGAAGTGACTAAGAGCGCAGATGCCCAGCGTGAGGAACTAGAGCAGAAGCTTGCTGCTGCCGAGGCTTCGCTCGCTGAGCAGACTGAGAAGGTTGAGGCTTTTGCCGCTGCCGGTGCAGTCAAGAAGAGCGTCGATCCAGACGACGATGAGGATGGCGAGGACGAACTTGTTAAGTCGGCCCCCAAGTCCTTCTGGAGCAACATTTATCTGCCACAAGAGCTAGTCAAGGCTCTGGGCTATGAGTCGTGATTAGGAGGAATATATAACATGGCAACTCAAGAAGAAATTCTATCGAAGGCTAATGAAGTCACTACCTCGGTTGTAGGTAATGCTTCTGGCGGTCTTCTTAACGCTGAGCAGGCTAATCGTTTCCTAGATTTTGTGGTCGATCAGTCCGTTCTAATGCAAAACAGCCGAGTTGTCCGTATGCGTGCGTCCAGCATGGATATTGACAAGCTTTCGGTTGGTACTCGCCTCATGCAAAAGGCTACTGAGGCAACCAATGACGGCTCTAACGCCGCCGTAACCTTCTCGAAGGTTTCGCTCTCCAGTGTCAAGCTTCGTCTTGACTGGGAGATCTCAACTGAGTCCCTAGAGGACAACATCGAGGGTGCCTCGCTTGAGGATCACATCGCTCAGGTCATGGCTCGCCAGACCGCTAACGATCTTGATGATCTTCTCATCAACGGCAACACCTCGTCGTCCAACGGGCTTCTCAAGGCTCTTGACGGTTTCGTCAAGCTTGCCCTCGCTTCAGGTACCACTGTTGACGAGGCTGGTGACAATGTTTCACGTTCGGTTTTTGATCGTGTTCTTCGTAACCTTCCCAACAAGTACCTACAGCGTCGTAACGAACTAAGGTTCTTCACCGGTCCAGGTGTTGTTCAGGATGCCATCTACTCGCTTGGCAACCCCAACTCCGCCACTGAGGCTTCTGCTGGTGCTCCAAGCCCCGGCTCAACCACTGGCGACCTTGCCTTCCTTCAGGGGGCAATGCGTGCCAACGGTGGCGCTGGTTCGACTGGTCTCGCTCCGTTCGGTATCCCACTCGTTGAGGTACCGCTCATGCCTGAGACTGTCACTGGCGACTACTCCGGTGCTGCTGGTTCGCACGGTTACTTGGAACTTACTTTCCCGAACAACCGTGTTGTTGGTCTACATCGTGACATCACGGTGTACCGTCAGTTCCAGCCGAAGACCGACACCATTGAGTACACGCAGTACATGCGTCTCGCTTGCAATATCGAGAACGCTGACTCGTATGTCATCGCTAAGAACGTCAAGCTTCGTAGCGCGTGATCTTAGGGCTGTTGTAGTTACATTCCTAACAGTTGGGCCGGGGAGAAATCCCCGGCTCTTCTGTT